GGTGGTGGCGAAGGCGGCGTAGCTTACTTATGGGCTTACCTCCACGTGCGATTGCAACAGCGCGGCCGTATTCTGAAACGCTCGCATCAGCACGTCTGGCTTGATGTCTAGCGGATACACGCTGCCGCTGCGTGCCATGCCCGCCATCACACAGTCCGCGATCATGTCGAGCACGTCGATCAGGTTCACGTCGTCCGGCACGCCGTCGTCGGCCAGCAGATGATGCCGGTTCAGCTTGCGGTGACGATCCCACCAACCGGTCTGCTCAAACCCGGTCACGAAATCGGCGTGGAACCCGTCGATGTCCGTCACCTTGTCATCGTCGTGACGGTCTGCCGCTTCTTCAATCCGCAACTGGAACCAGTGCATCGCGCGATGCACATCGTGTATATGCTGTACGCTGGCATTGAGCAGCGTTTCTTTGCTCACGTTCGCGTAGTCGCACGTGCGCGTGTCGGCTGTTGCGCTCTTGTCGATCACGAGTATGTGGCGCTTGGTCATTTCATCTTCCGGAAGGGGTTGGCACATAGTGCGTGCGGTGGGTGGTGGCGAAGGCGGCTTAGAGAGGATCGCCTTTGGCGGGCGCATCCACGCGCATCGGCAGTTTAATCGCATCCCGAATCATATCCGACACGGTGAGCTGTCGCGTCCGCGCCATCGCCTTGACGCGCCGCAGCTCGGCGGGGGTCACGCGGACGCGGATCACGATTGGGCGGGGGGCGGTGGGTTCCCGAACCTCCTTTCGGGAACCCTTGGTAGCGGTGGTCATGCGCCGACCCACTCGAAATGCGCTCCGGCTACAAGCTGAGCGTTGCTGTACATGATGCGCGAGACGGCGAAGCTGCCGCGCTCGTCCATCGTGGTCGCGCCCATCGCCTCTGCGTATTCGAGACCCCGCACAACCTGCTCGGCGCTGTAGCCAGCGTCCGATAGCTGGGCGAACAGGGTGGCGTCTTCGTCAATGGTGGTCATGGTCTGAATCTCCGTGGCGGTGGTCCCTCGCGCGGCGTCGTTCGCCTCACACCATAAAGATAGCTACACGTGGCCACGTTGTCAAGCGTTTTCTTTGACGAGTTTTCCCGTACTTGCCCCGTTGGTTAGTGCTCCTCCGATCGCCCGCGCCCCGGTGTGCGATTGTGCGTGCAGATGAGTACGCTCCCTACCTATCCGCCGGCCAGCTTCGAGGCTGGGACGACTGTCGCCTTTACACAGGCGGCGGCCTCGACGACGCTCGGCACGGTCTCCCCGGCGACAGGGTGGTCGCTTTCGTGGCTGCTGCGGAAGACGGACGGCACCGACGAAGCGAACGTGCTCGCCACGGACGACGGCACGCTCTGGGCGGTGACGTTCTCGGCGGCGCTCTCCGGCGCACTCGCGGCGGGCGAATACCGCGCGGTGCGAAGGGCGACCAAGGCGCTCGAGACGGTGACCCTCGCGCAATCGACGGTGACCGTGACGCCGAACCTATCGCTCGGCGGCGTCGATGTGCGGACGTGGGAAGAGCGCACGCTCGAAGCCGTTGAGGCGGCGCTGTCCGGCACGGTCGACGGCGCACTCAAAATGTATATGATCGCCGGGCGCCAGGTGATGACGTACACACCGGATGAGCTGATGAAGCTGCGCGCGCGGCTGCAGGCGACGATTGCCGCACAGCGCACGGGCATCTTTGGCCGTCCGGTACGGCAGACTGTGGTGTGGCGATGAGCGTGTGGACGCGCGCCGGCAAGGCGCTGCGCCGCATGTGGAGCCCGCCCGACGCGCGCGCGATCCGGTTCGCCGGTGGCGCGCACTCGCGACTCGTCACGGGGTGGATGACCGAGCTGTCGAGCATGAACGACGCCCTTCTGATCTCGCTCCCGACGCTGCGGGCGCGCTCACGCTCGCTGGTCGAGGACAATGGCGAGGCCGCGGGACTGCTGCTGGACTTTGAGTCCGACATTGTCGGCGCGCATGGGGCCCGGCTCCAGTTCCGCGCCATGACGCCGCGTGGGAAGCCGCGCGACCCGCTGAATGATCGCGTTGAAACGGCATGGCGCCGCTGGTCGAAGCGCGACCGCTGTACCGTGGCCTGCGATCACGACTTCGCGTCGTTTCAGCGCCTGTTGATGCGCACCGTGGTTTGCGACGGCGAGTTTCTGGCGCTGCGCGTCCGCGATCCGGACGTGCCGTTCGGCTATCAGCTGCAGCCGGTCGACCCCGATCAACTGGACGACACGTACAACATCGCCAGCGACAGCGCGGGCGTCTCGATCGTGATGGGCGTGGAAGTGGACCGCCGAGGCAAGCCGCTCGCGTATCACCTTTGGGACCGGCACCCCGGCGACAGTGGGCGACGCCGCGAGCGCGTGCCAGCCGACCGGGTGCTGCACGTCTTCAAGCGACTGCGCGCCGGACAGGTCCGCGGCGTGCCGTGGTTCGCGCCGTCGCTGATCGCGTGGAAGTTGGGCGACCGCTACACCGAGGCCGAACTGTATCAGAGTCTGCTGGCCGCGGCGCAGGGCGGGTTCTTCGTCAACCGTGACGGCACCGCGCCACTGGCGACGCCGACGCGCATCAATCCGGAGACGGGCCAAGAAGAACCGATCCCGCTTGAGATGCAAGCGGCCCCGGGCGAGGCGCGGCAACTGCCGGCCGGGTGGGAGTTCCAATCGTGGAGCCCGACGCACCCGACGGCGAATTACGTGGGGTTCATGCAGGCCGTCAAGCGTGGCATCGCGCGCGCGTTCGGCCGCAGCTATGCAAGCCTCACCGGTGACCTCAGCCAAGTCAACTTTTCGAGCATGCGGACGGATCGCGTGCGCGAGATCGAGCAGAACAAGTTGCACCAGTCGGATCTAATTGTGTCGCAGTGCTGCGACGTCGTCTTCGCCGATTGGGTCCGCATGGCGAGCCTCGTCGGGGCGCTGGGCGCGGTGAATACCGATTCAGAATCGCTGGTCGCGTTCGCCCACTGGATGGGCAAGGGCTGGCCGTGGATCGATCCGCTCAAGGACATGGCAGCGGCAGAACTGGAAATCAAAAACGGATTGACCTCGCGGCAAGACCTCTGCGCCGCGCGCGGTCGTGATTTCTGGGAGGTCGTCGACGCGCTGGCTGAAGAAGCCGAATACGCCAAGGCGAAGGGCGTGACGCTGGGCGATGTCCCGGCGGCCCTGCCCGACGACGCGGACGAGTCCGACGACGACGAGACCCCTGCGCCGTCCGAGGACGCGCGTCACCTTTCCCGTCCGCCGCTGCGGGCGCTCCGGAGTGCGTCACAATGAAGCCCGATCCGTTCGCTCCTGCCACGCGTGAGAATCCGCACGGCACGCTGTACCGCGATTTCACCGTGCAGGTCGAAACGCGCGCCGATGTGCCCGATGGCGATCAGCGGTTGCAGATCGCGATCTCAAGCGAGGCGTCCGTTGAGCGGTACGACTGGATGTCCGGCGAGCGATACCTCGAAGTGCTGGACCACACGGCCGCCCGTGGTCCTGACCTGACGTACGCGCGCGACGGGCTCCCGTTTTTGCTGGATCACGATTTGCGCAAACAGATCGGCCTGCTCGAAGACGTCCGCGTCAGCGCCGACGGCATGGTGCGTGGGCTCTTGGTGCAAGGCAGCCATCCCGACGCGGAATGGGTGGTCGCCGACATGCGCGCCGGCGTCCGGAAGAAAGTGTCCATCGGCTACTGGCCGGGCGACACGTACACGCAGGAAAAGGCGAGCAAAGGCACGGTGCCGTTGCGCCGCTACACCGGATGGACGCTGTACGAGTCCAGCTCGGTCGCGGTGCCGGCCGATTACGACGTAGGTGTTGGGCGTGACGCGCGGGGCGTCGCGGCCAAGCAGGCCAATCCCCCCGCAGCGGGCGACTTGCCCCACACTCAAGAGGTCACGATGCTGGAAAATGACACCTCGGAGCGGGGCGCAGCCCCTGCCCCGGATACCCGACCGCAGGAACTGGCCGTACTGGCACGCGAAGCCGGGATGTCCGAGCGCGCCGCCGCATGGATCACGGACGGCGTGTCCGTGGCCGACGCCCGCAGCGAAGTGCTGAAGGCGATGCGCGAGCAGCTGGCGAAGCCGTCGGTTTCGACCGTCGAAGGCGTGCGCGAGCGCGTCGAAGACAAGGCGTGGGAGTCGGGCGAGTTCTACCGCGCGGTCATCACCGCCGGCCGTGGTGGTGCCGTGGATGCGCGTCTTCGCGCACAGAATACGATCCTCGGCGAAGAGGGCGGATTCGCAGTGCCCGCCGCCGTGGTCAACACCATGCTCGAAGCGACGATCACGGGCAGCGAGATCCTGAGCCGCGTGACGAGCCGCCCGGTGACGGTGGGCAACTCCTACGTCGAGACGCTCGTCAAGGAAGAGGCGCGCACGAACGGCGCCCGTAACGGGGGCGTTCGCGGCTACTGGCTGGCCGAGGACGGCACCTACACGGAGTCGCAGGCCGCGACGCGCCAGCTTGACCTCAAGTTGCAGAAGCTCGGCGCGCTGGTGAGGCTGACCGAAGAGCAGATCGAAGACGGCCCGGCGCTCGTGTCGTTTCTTAACGAGCAGGTGCCCGAAGAGCTGCGTTTTGTGGCCGAGCAGGCGGTGTGGGAAGGCGACGGCACCGGCAAGCCGCTCGGCGTCACGGTGAGCGGCGCGCTGATCACCGTCGCGATTGAATCGGCGCAGACCATCGCGAACACGGCCGGCAACATCTGGATCAACGCCGCGAAAATGTACTCCCGGATGCCGACGCGCATGCTCGGCGGATCGGCATTCTTCATCAATCAGTCCCTCTGGGCGAGGATTCTGACCGCCACGGCCGGCACGGCAAGTGGCTCGCACCCGATGTTCACCGTGCCCGGTCAGCTGGAGCGGTTCCCGAATGGCGCCATCTACGGCCGTCCGATTGTGCCGGTAGAGTATGCATCGGCCGAGGGCACGCTGGGTGACTTTGTGTTCGCGAACTTCTCGGACTACCTGTTGATCGCGAAGGGCGGGATTCGACAGACGACCTCGATGCACGTCGAGTTCGTGCGGGACCGTCAGCTGATGAAGTTCACGTGGCGCGTCAACGGCTCGCCGCGCACACGCACCCCGCTCACGCCGCTCAAGGGTGCCGACACGCTGTCGCCCTACGTCGCGCTCGCCGCGCGGTCCTGATCCTGACCGGGAGGGCGCAGCACCGCGCCCTCCCGACACACCCCGTACTCGAGATTCCGACCATGCGTATTTACTCCGAAAACATTCACATCGTCGATGTGATGGCGCCGGCGACGGACGCCGCCGGCCGGTCCAGCGACGCCGTGTCGCTCAAAAACTTTAACATGGCCATGGTCGAGGTGTCGCTCACTCAGGGCAACGCCGCGACGATCGCCCTGACCGTACAGCAGTGTACGGCCGTCGACGGCACGGGCGCGAAGGCGATCTCCGTCAACGTCCCGATCTTCGCGTCGCAGGACGTGGGCGCGGCGAGCGGCGACGTGCTGACCCGACAGGCCGACGGCGTCGAGTTCACGACGTCCGCGACGCTCGCGCGCAAGACGATCCGGTTCGTGATCGATCCGGCGAAACTCGACCTCGCGGGCGGTTTCGACTGCCTCCGCATCAACACGGGCGCGTCCAACGTCGCCAACCTGACGTCGGCGCGCATCATCTTGCTGCCGACGTACCCGCAGACGCCGCAGTCCTCGGCGCGCATCAACTGATGTTGGTCCGTCTGCAGTTCGGCTCACGCGTGGGGGAGGTCGTCGACTTCCCTCCGCACGAGGCGCGCGCCATGCTGGCTGATGGCCGCGCCACGGAGCCGGACGCAGCGCCGGTGGACCGTCTCCCGACGCCGCTTGCGGCGGTCGAGCGGCGGCACGACCGGATCGCACCAGGCTCCAAAGGCCGGGTGCGTCGCTAATGTCCGCCGCCATCATCCTCCGTCACGCGCGCGTCATGTGTCGCGGCTTCGGCTCGGTGCCGGTGGTCGTGGGCGTCAGTACGCTGGCGCCGGATGGGCGCGCGCGGCGCGGGTTGCTGACCATCGCCGATCGGGTGTCTGACGACGGGTCCGGACAGGTCGTGGGGCGGGCCGAGATGTTGAGTGTGCCCACGGCCGACGTCGTGACGGTCACGCGCGGGACCGTGCTCACGGTGGACGGACAGACGCGCACGGTGCGCGAGAAGCTGCTGGCCGAGGACGGGTCGCTGTGCGAACTCGTGCTCGCGGGTGGCCCCTGATGCTCCTAGAAAGCGTGCAGACCGTGCATGGGTGGCTCACGGACGCGGTGACGGGCGTGAACGCGATCCGGACGACTGTGCCCCTGTATGCGGGCGACACGGCGCCGCCGGTGGTCTCGGTGACGCAGTTTTTCCGGAACACGGAAGCCGCGCTCGGACAGGCCCCGCTGACCGGATTGCCGGTGCTCGAAGTCGGTCTGTACCAAGACCCGGCACAAGAAAGCGCGCCCGCTGTGCGCCCGTTTCCGGCGGACGGCGAGGTGCAAATACAGGTGCGATACCTCGCAGCCCAAACGACTGCGACGCACACCGCCGTGCGCGACGCGGCGCTGACACTACGGTGCGTCGTCCGGGCCATCGCCGCGCGCGCGATTGGTGGGACGACGGTCAACCAAGTGCAGATCATCACGGCGTCCGATGTGCGCGTGCTGGCGATGTACGCCGACGACGGGAGTACGGTGGTGAGCGGCGCCCTGACGGTGACGCTGCGTGTGCGCGATCTCTGGACTCACCCACAGTAGGACGACCCATGCCCGAATTGATTGCCACCACCGGACCAGACGGCGAATCCGTCACGGTCGAAATCACGGACGCGGCGCTGTCCACGATGGGCCGCGCCGCTGCCATCGACGCGGCGGTTGCCGCGTTGCCCAAGCCTACCCAACCGCCGCGCGTGCGCGCGCAGGAGCGTGACACGTGAGCACCGCCGCTGTCTTGAATCAGGTCATCGGGTTTGCCGGCAAGGAAGAGGGAACGTACGGCGTCGCCGAGGTGCTGGACCTCGCCGCCGATGGCATGCTGCCCTTTCTGGCCGACGGAGATCCCGCCCCGCCCAGCGCCATCGAGTACGTGTTCGACGGCAATATCGGACGCGCGCCGGGCACACTGGCTCCCGCCAGCCGCACGACGCCCAACGGGCGCTTTCGCAGCGGCGTGTTCCAGACGCTGTTTCGTGGGCTCGGGTCGCTCTACTCCGCAATCCTGCTCCCGCCGAACGAGGTGCATCGCTCCCTCAAGGCCGCGGGATTCACCGCCACCTACAGCGCGTCCCCGACCCCGCAGTGGACGTACGCGCCGACAGCCGCCGGCACCACGTTCACGTCGCTGACGCTGCGGCAGTACGCGCAAGGGTCGATCTACGAACAGACGGGCGTGCTGTTCAACTGGAGCTTTACCGCCGACGGGCTCGGCGTCCCGATCCATGACTTCGCCAACACCGGCCTGATCGCGCTCCCGACCGACTTGACGCTCCCTGCGATCACCTACCCGTCGGCTGGCGTCTTGCCGCCCGTCGCGTCGGCGGTGGTCGAGAATATCGGCGCATGGAGTGCGGCCACGATTCGCAGCGTGTCCTTCCAGTCCCAGCGCAGCATCGACAACCCACGCGCCGCGCAGAATCTGGCGGGCGGGCATGCCGGCTTCACGCCCGGCGGGATGGTCCCGCAGCTGACGCTGGTGGTCGAGCGTCCCGCGCGTGCGACGTACAACCCGGAAAGCCTGCAAAGCCTAGCGACGTCCGCGGCTGTCAACGTGACCTTTGGCGCCACGCAGTACAACCGCTACACCGTGGCGTTCCCGCAAGCGCAGCTGATCACCGTCACGCCGCAGAACGACGGCCCGGTCGCGACGATGGAGCTCGTGTTTCAGGCGCACCCGTCGACGCCCGCGCTGAATGATTACATGAGCGTGCTCTTTAACTGAGATGGCGTATCACACGCGGCTCGCGCTGGACAGCGGCCGGCCGGTCCCGATGCAAATCGGTGGCCGGTCGGTCGTGGCGCGCCCGGTGTCGGTCCCCGTGATGCTCGCGGTGCTCTCCGCGTCGGCGTCCGGCGACATCGCACGGATGGTGCAGGCCGAGATCCTGCTGCTCCGCGCCGCGTTCCCTCGCCCGCGCTTCGCGTGGCGCGATCCGGTGCGCGCGGCGCTGGCGCTCCCCCACGATTTGCGCCGCGCGATCATCCATCGCCTGGCCCGTATTCCGGCAGATCCCCCGCCCGACGAATCGGACGACCCGCTGGCCGCCACGCGGGCATGGCAGCGCGCCGCCGTGCGCCCAGCCGTACCGACCGGCCCGCGCCCAACGCTCTTGCTCGCCGCGCAGGCGTGCCGCGCCGCCTACGGCGAGTCGTGGTACTTCGACCCGGCCCGCTGGCAGACCACCGACGGCTATGTGCCGCACGATGTGTGCTGGATTGAGTACGCGGGGCTGGCGGCACTCGAAGCGCGCGCGCAGCTCCTGCACGTACACGCCCACGCCGTAGCGCACAGCGGCAAGGGTGTCCGCCGCGCCGTCGACGCGCTCCTTCGCGAAGCGTTCCCTCTCGATCCGCTCACGCGAGGGATGGTGTCGTGATGCTGACGGCCGGGGGCTGACATGCCGCAAAAAGTGTACACCGTCGTCATCGACGGCGAAGAGTTCGTCTCCAAAGCCGCGCAGGAAGCGGGCGAGGGGATGGACAAGTTCACCGGCAAGAAAGACAAGTGGATCAAGAGTTTCGTCGACCTGAAAGCCGCGTGGGACGCCATCGCGGCCGCCGCGACGCGCGTGTGGGGCGCGGTGCAAGCGTCATTCGACGCGTTCGACGCCTACGAGGCCTCGCTACGAAAAATGGGCGCGCAGAGCAAGATTACCGGCATCCCGATCGAGGAGCTGACCAATCTCGCCAAAAAGGGGCGCGAAGAATTCGGGCTCGGCAGCGTGACCGCGAATGATTTCGCGACGGCAGTCGGGAAGTACGCGTCACGGGCGGGCGATGCGTCGCAGAGCACGAAGTTGATGGCAGCGGCGCTCGACCTCGGCGCCGCGTCCGGTCTGTCAGCGGCCGCGACGATGGAAGCGCTTGAGCAGGGGCTACGTGGCCAAGACGAGGGCTTCGACAAGCTGCTGGGCAAGAACCCGAGCGCCCTCTGGAAAGAGTACGCCGACGCGAACGGGCTCGCGGTTGGCAAGATGACGGATACGCAGAAGCGCATGGCTGAACTCACCGCAATCGTTGATGCAGGCGGAAAAGTAACCGGAGAGTACGCCGAACGGCTGACGACGGCCGCTGGCAAACAGGACCTGCTCAACAACCGGATGGAAAATGCGAAGGTGAAGGTTGGCGAAGCGCTCGTGCCGCTGCGCGAAATGGCCTATGTGGTGATGGGGGATCTCGCAAACAGTACGGGCGGGGCGGTCGGCTCGATCAGCGGCATGTCGCAATCACTGGCCAGTCTGGTCAACGCCCTGCGTCCCGTGTTCGGGTGGATTGTGAAAGTCGTCGACGTGCTCGCGTACTCGTTCAGCTCGATTATTCAGTTCTTGGCGATCGATATTCAGCGCTTCGCCCTGCAGTCCACGGTAAGCTTCGGGAAGATGGCCGAGGGGATCGGCAGCTTTGTGCAAAAGTCAGGCGACGTGTTGCGGGTCTTCGGCGTCAAAGTGGTGGCTGAAACGGGCTCCCAGATCCGGGAGTGGGGCGAGACGACGCGTCAGGTCGCGGAGAACTCGCTGCTCGGGCTGACACTGAAGTTCAATCAATACAAAGATTGGGTGCAGACGGAAGGCGATCGCGTCTACAAGGGCATTGCGGTCGCGGCGAAGCGCGATCTCGGGTCGGCGGGCGATGAGACGGAAAAGTTAGGAGGCACCGCAAGCCGCGAGCTCGGCACGACCGTCCCTGCGGCCGCCGCGAAAGCCGGCGCGGCAATCCGCGAGCAGATGGGCGCGACCGTGCAGGATTTGCTCGGCGTCACCGAACAGGCGATGAAAGACCTCGGCAAAACGGCCGCGATGACGCTCGCGCCGAAGCAGGCGCACGATTTCAGCGGTGCGCTGACGGTACTGAAACGCAAGGTCGATGAGGCCAAGGCCGCGCTGCAGGACTTGCCGGCGCCCATTGAGCAGAGCGAGCGGAAGACGGGAGACCTCGCGCGGGAAGTCGGCACGGTTGCGCGCGGCGCGCTGGATCTCGCACAGTCGTTCGGCGTGGTGGACGCGCAAGCCGCGGCGCTGCTGAACAGTGTCGTCAACATTGCGTCGGCTCTCCCGAAAGCGTTGGCGGGAGATCTGACGAGCATTGCGGGTATCATCGGCGGCGTCGCGAATATCGCCTCGCAGATCATGGGCGGCGACAAGGCGCGCAACAAACTGCTCTCCGACAACACGCGGAGCCTCGGGCGGCTCACCAGTGAAGTCGGCAACCTG